AACAACTGGAGTATTAAAAATGGCTACAAGAGTAGACACAAACCCGAACACTTGGACACTCATTGGAACTGGATTGACAACAGCGGTTGTTCAGGTTTCTGGCATCAATGCCGAGTTATACATAGGTGCATCAGCACCATCAGCAAGCGACATTGGCTACACAATCCCAGCTGGAACACCTGTTTCAGTTCCTTCTCTATCTGAATTAGGTGGAGGACTATGGGCGAAGGGATCAGGAGAAGCCAGATATGACGCAGTTTAATTTAGACACTATGAAACTATGGCCTACCTTCGGGTGGCCTCTTTCGTCAGGTTCCCCCAAGGCATCAGGCAACTTCAACCCAGATGCGCTAGTATTCACAATTCAAATACCAAATGATAATTTCACATTTAAATGTCCCACAGGTAGCGGTTACTCTAGTGATTATGATGCTACTGTCGATTGGGGTGATGGTACTACTGGTACAGTTACAACTCAGTATGGTACTAGTCTTAACACTCCTAACGACCACACCTATGCAAAAGCAGGGACATACCAAGTATCTATCGAAGGTATATTTAAGGAGTTTAGTACCTACTATGGTCTTATGGAAGGCTTTAAGTCTGCTAAATGTATTATATCATTAGATAACCTTGGTAAGACAGGACTAGATAAACTTTGGTATGGTTTTTATTACTGTGAAAATATGGTCAGTTTCAACGTGGGTAATACAGACGCTCGACCCTCAAGCCTTCGAAGCTGTTTCCAATACTGCAATAGTTTGACAGACCTTGATCTCACTGGTTTGGATTGGTCTTCATGCTATGAAGCCTCTAGTGTGTTCGAAAGAATGTCTTCAGTAGAAACAATTGAATTAGGTAGCATCCAAAATGCGCCCATACAATCTATGTATTCTATGTTCAGAGACTGTGTAAACCTAAAATCAATTGATTTATCTAGGCTACAAACACAGAACCTCAATAGTACGAGTTATATGTTTTATAGGTGTGGAAAACTAGAGGCAATAACACTAGGTAGCGGATGGGACACTTCTAATGTGTCTTATATGACTTCAATGTTCGAGGGTTGCTATGACTTGGTATCACTTGATGTTAGTAATTGGGACACATCTAATGTGCAATCTATGTATTCAATGTTCAACAGTTGCCATGACTTGGCATCACTTGATGTTAGTAATTGGGACGTATCCAGTGTAACTAATATGGGAAGAATGTTCTATACTTGTAGCTCTCTAGCATCACTTGATGTTAGTAATTGGGACGTATCCAGTGTAACTAGTTTGAAAGAAATGTTCAGGAGTGCAACTAGATTACCAGCACTTGATGTTAGTAATTGGGACACATCTAATGTGACTGATATGAATTCAATGTTTAATTTCAATATGAGGTTACAAGCACTTGATGTAAGTAACTGGAACACATCTAATGTGACTAATATGGAAGGTATGTTCTTTTACTGCTTTGCTATGCAAGCACTTGATGTAAGTAACTGGAACACATCTAATGTGACTAATATGAAACGGATGTTCTATTTCCTCAACAATCTATCAATCACTGGTGTTGAGAACTTTGATATAACATCACTGAGTTCAAGTAGTGTGCTAGATGGGTTTTTATATGCCGTAAATCTAAGCACCTCAACATATGATGCACTGCTCGTTAACTGGGAGGCGCAAAACCCTATATCAGGTGTCAGTACGAATTTCGGTAACTCTAAATATACTTCTGGAAGTTCAGCAGAAACGGCTAGGAATAGTTTGATCAATAACTACGGATGGTCGATTTCAGATAATGGGAGTACATAATGAATATAATCACTAAAACAGAAGGTCATTTTATTATTAACTCTGCGGCGTACTCATTGGAAAGTGGGAATGTCGTCAGTTATCGTGATGACGCAGTAGTCCAAGAGTTTGAGAGTAAGGCTGAAATGCAAGTAGCACATGAAGCACAATTCCCAGACCAGTATGTAGTAGAAGATGAGGCAGAAGAAACTCCAGAAGTTGAGCCTCATACACTTGAGGATGAATATGTGAATGAATGACTCGGAAGGTTGGCACTTATCCAAAAGTGTCCCTGCCACCCTCCTACTCGGTCTAATCACACAAGCTGGAGCAATCGTCTGGACAGTCAGTATGATGATGTCCGACATCGACAGAAACACTCAGTCCATAGACACAGTGACTATGCGTCTGGGTGAAGTCGAAGATAACGTCCACATGAATGATATAGCTACAGCTAGGATCGATGAAAACATAAAAGCAATTCGAAAAGCTGTCGAAAAGATGGCAGACAGGAAATAAAATGATACAGTCGTTGATCAGTCCTGTCGCTGGTCTACTGGATAAGTTTATCCCAGACAAAGACCAAGCGGCGGCACTCGCTCATGAGATAGCTACGATGTCCGAAAGACACGCCCAAGAACTGTCACTCGCCCAGTTAGCAGTGAACAAAGAAGAGGCCAAAGGTAATTGGTTTCAATCTAGTTGGCGTCCAGCTACTGCTTGGTGCTGTGTGATGGGCATGGGCATAAACTTTCTGGTTAGTCCGTTGTTAGCACCCTTAGACATAATAGTCCCACAGGCAGACATGTCAGTCATGATGCCCGTCCTTATGGGAATGCTCGGTTTAGGCGGCTTACGGACTCTGGAAAAAGTAAAAAAGGTAAACAACTAATGGATAACTTAAAAATACCATTGACGCTTATATTCGCTATGGTGATCCAATTGGCTGGTGGTATCTGGTGGGTCAGCCAACAGGCTACAACCATATCATCCTTAGAAGAAACTGTGAGCACATTAGGTTCACGGATGGCACTAGAGGATGCAATCAATACCAAACGTGATGTCAAAGAGAACCAGAATGAACTCGTCCGTATCAAAGAAGATATGGAAGATGTCTGGAGTGACATGTCAGCTATGACCGCTTCAATCGGTGAGATGAATAGCATTAAGCAACGCATAGCACTGACTGAGAACGAGATGAAATATCTTGCCAGAGAAGTGAGTAAAGGACAGCGGAAACATGAAAGAGAATTTTGATAAATGCCTAGAGATGATCCTTGAGCATGAAGGTGGATTCGTAAATGACCCTATGGATAACGGGGGGATGACTAATTTAGGTGTAACCCAGCGTGTCTATAACGAATGGATTGGTCGAGAGTCTACTGAACAAGAGATGCGTGATCTTACGCCTGATGATGTTGCTCCTATTTATCGCAAGAACTACGCCGACCCTATTCGCTTCGATGACCTTCCATCGGGCTTGGATTGGGCGGTTCTGGACTGGTGTGTGAATTCGGGTAGGAGTAGACCCTCCAAAGCTGTGCAACGTGCAGTTGCGGCTGACCCCGATGGCTACATTGGAGGTAAGACACTCCAGCTGGTCGCTGAGAAAGACCCAGAGTTTATCATCGACTACATCTACACAGTAAGACAGGCGTTTTATGAAAGCCTATCAGACTACAAACACTTCGGGCGTGGTTGGTCTAGGCGCAACAAAGAAACCTTAGAGCAAGCATTAAGTATGGTCTAAGGCCAAAAAGAAAGGTGGTATCCATGATCTCTGGATTTCCAGTAATGATTACCGACGCTATAATGATCGGTATGTTGGCTATTTTAATTATCAAAAGAGTCTAAAACGACATTCTTATGTCGCCACTAAATCAAAAAACACAGATTGCCGCCTTGGGTATTGCAATCTGTGTTTTTTGTATCATTATGAGGTTCGTGGGTTCTGCCTGATACTATCGTATGGGTGTTGACATATACTGTGGTATAGGTTTAGATACTTTTGTTACTTTATAGTGACATTAGGAGTGCAGTAGCTAGACAATCTTGAATTGACTTCCCTGCACTCCCCACACCTCACTTTACAGCTGTAATATAGACACCATCCTCTGAGTCCAGTGACGACATGAGGTCTAAAACTTGCTTATAATTAAGGGATATTAGCTGAAATTCCCTCAGTTCCTCACAATACTGTCTGATGAAAACTGTACCGCTATCCTCAAGGTACATCTCGACATCCTCAAACTTAGCGTCCGAATCAACAGTAACAATCTTGGTATAGTTTGATTCTATTTCGACTGTGAACATGAGAAATACTTATCCCCCTGTTCTATTGGAACTTCTATTGTAGTCCTTCGGAAGCCACATTGAGGACACTGACGTTGCCTACGCTTAGTTGGGTATCCATATTTGAAATGGGGGATGGTCTCAATAATTTGTGTTTTTATGATACACTTTGGACAGTGGGTCACACTGTCTTTCATTTCGGGCATGTGCTCACTTCCCCCTCAATATAGTCACAGACTTGCACCAAGGCCGAGGAGGCCGCTGGGCGTTCTTCTTGCCGCCCTTAGAACCTGTTGCCCTGCGGTTTTGCTGGGCTTCCCATTGATCGCCCTCGGCATATTTTCTTATGTTGAATATCTCACGCATTCTTTTGTTTTCTTCTTTTGCCACAGACATATGCTGTAGCAATAACAGTTCTTCTCTGTCCATTTGCTTCTCCAGTTTTCATTAGTTTTGATTGTCAAAAGCCCAACTGCTAGATAACTTTCTGCTAGTTGGGCTTTTGTTGATTTAGATGTCTACGAGGTCACAGACGCCGCCAGTACAGGCTAATGTTTGTGAGCCTTTGGTTGTGTCTTCAGTTTCGAAGTGTGATAGATCAGTCCAGTCAATATTGGTCATGGCAAACGATGCCACCTCGTATTCTTCCTGAGTACAGTCTTGATAAGGTGCTTGTTCGTAGGTGTGGTCAAAGCGAGGTAAGAAGCTGACACCAGACATCTCATCGAAGTGCTTGTAGACAAACGCACCTACCTCTGCCCATTCGTCATCCCCAACTGAAACAGTCACAGATGGCTTATGGCAAGTGTAGTGACGTTGGTACATTAGCCACATCTCCAGCTGTTCAATCGCTGTCATATCATGACGTGTGACTGAGCCTTCTGGTGCTTTCATCGGGAAGCTAAAGACAGTCGTTTGCTCTGGCTTCATAACGCAAGGTTCTGATGTTACTCCTTGGTTTATGAGGAACTGAGTTAGTGGGTCTTTGTTGTCACCCCTCACAGTCCTGATGTAGTAGTCAGAGTGTCTCGCATGAATCCCACTAGAACTATCAACTAAAGAACTAACTGTACCACTTGGCTTAACCGCAGTAACTGCCGCCGCCTTGTTGATGCCTAGTTCTTTTGCGTAATACTCATTGATGTCCACAGCAAACTGTCGCCACTTAGTGAGCCTTTCTTCAAGACCAGCTTCCTTACCATTTGTCAGAGTACAGTCCATGATGCCTGTCATACTCACGCCAAGCAATGCCTCACGTTCAGTATTTTTCTTCCAGCAATCACGTAGGTACGGGAAGTGAGTTAAGGTGGCTTGGATTGTACCTAAGATAGCCGCAAGACGCACCTTGTTAGCGATTTCGCCTTCAGTATCTGTGGCTCTAATAACAGCTTCTGTAAGATTGCAGAACTGACCACCAGTTCCAACGATACCTCTGGTCTTAGTCTCGCCTTCAGCATCGGTATATTCCTCAAGCTGTTGCCCTAATAACACGATTTCCGAACATGGATTCGTGCCGAACTCCCACATGTGATCTCTTATGCCTTCACGTTTAGCTTTGTCTCTAGCCGCCTGTCTATTGAAGATACCACGTTCACCAGAGCCAGAGGCCGCTAGTGATGCCCATTCCTTCATGAAGTCAACACCGCTGGGCTTACTTTCGAATGCCACTGAGTTGTTAGCAAGAGCATGGTGTGGGTTGTCGATGTACCATTCGCCTGACTTAGCTGTCCTCATCTCATCGTCCGATAGGTCACTTAGGCTGATCATCGCTGAACGTCGCACTCCACCGACGATCACTATGGAGCCTATCATGCACATGATGCTGTGGACATCCAAAGGTGATAGCTTGCTACCCTGCTTTTTCTTGAAGGTTTCAATAGTGTGCTCAAACAGTTCAACTAAAGGCTGTGCACCTGATGCTCTTCCACCAAATGTTTCCAAACGTGCACCAGCTGGTCTAACTTTAGATGTGTCCCAAGATGGTATCCTTCCAGCATACAGTTCTGAGATTAGTTCTCTATAAGCAGACGCCCAGCCCTCTTTGCTGTCTTCTACTTCAATTAAGCAAGCACCAGCTGTAAGTCTGGGTACTAATGGAAGGCTGTTTGTATATTTCTTCTCAACCGAAAAGCCTACACCAGTTCCACAAAGGAGAATGAACAACACCTCATCAAAACAGCGAACGTGGTCGATAGGTGTGTACGAGCAATTATATCCGCTTGTATTGTCTCTCGATAAAGCCTTGCCAGCTGTCATCAATGCTCTCATAGATGGCATCACATCAAGGTTTAAGATTGCCTCTTCTATTTCACTGGCAACATGCTCATGGATGCGAGGCCTAACCACGTTGTCCATGTAACGAGAGACAGTTTCAGTCCAGCTTTCACGCCTTCCCTCTTCCTCTATCCAACGCGCATAACGGCTGGTGTGGATGAATGCTTGGTAGTCTGTTGGTAATAAATTATTCATGGTGTTTCTTCTTTTTCTTCAATGAGGGTGATGAGGCGATCCAAGTACCAACGGCACTTCTTTAAATCTTCCACGGGTTTCTTTTTGTAAGGCCAACGCCAAAGGTACTTGAAAGCATTCTGCCAGAGGTAGGCATTGTGACCCCAAACCAGTGAGCCATCAGCCATCGCTTGCATGGCCTCAATGCACTCGATTGACCCAGTGTTGTAATGCGGTGGTTTGTTGACGACATCTATCTTGATGGTTTCCATAATATGACCTCTCCTTTTTCATCGTCCCAGTCCTGACAGCGCAAAATGCGAGCCATACGAGCCTGTGTCAGCGCGTAGTCAGCTGTTAGATTTTCTTTTTGATATTGATTGACGACAGCATCCCAAGTTGGGCGGTTGCCTAGTATTTTTTCGGCTGTCTTAATGCCTACTTTTGGACACCCACCATAACCATCGGTCATGTCACCCATGAGGGCTTGGATGAGGAAGTTCTTATTGGCTTCCATGTCACTGATAACCAGACGTTCATTCGCCTGTGGCCTAAATAGACGACAGGGGATTGTCTTCATGTCCTTGTCATCGCTGACAATGATGGCCTCAGTGTTTGGCATCGAGCCCATGATGCCCATGACATCATCGGCCTCTAAGCAGTCCACAAGAATGCTCTCGTATTCTGCCATCGCCCACTCAACGAGTGCTTTGTACCCAACGGGCTTTCGGACTTTCTTTCGTCCACCCTTGTACGTGTCTAGTATCTCCTTACGGAAATTGTTTTGACCAGAGATTGTTAAGACTACATCTTTGACAACTAACTCTTTCTTGAAACCATCTATTGTTGATTTGAAAAGTTTCTTTGCGGCCTTGAGGTCGCTTGATAACGACCATATGTCATCTCCCCAGTCGATCTCTTCCTCAACCGCAACTGCGGCTTTAAATAGGAATAAGTCCCCATCAATGATGAGTGTGGGTTTTGTAAATGACTTCTTTAAGTGTACTGCTGATTTCTTCATGAATATCCTGTCCATCTGGGGTCACGAACCAACGATTGCCCCAGCTATCTTCATCTAATTGTGTGGTGATGAAGCCCTCACTTGCCGCAATGGCAACGTGAAGTGCTCCAACTCTTGCGAAGTCACTTTTGACAGTGAACGGCTTTCGCCAACCTCGATCTATGATTACAAAAAGAAGTATTAAGTTCTCTAAGTATTCACTCTTCTCAATGCGTGTCAGCCCAAGTTCTTCCCACGGAATATTCTGCCGCAGTGGTAATGTTAAGTCCGAGAGCAACCCCAGCTTCTTGTGCCATTCTTCCAGCGATACACCCGACTTCATCGGCTATCTCCTTTGTTTTGCAAGCGATCTGCATTTCGTCATGGATCATGCCCATTATGAAAGCGTCCTCGCCATATTTTGATTTGATTGTGTCGTAGGTCATCATGAGCCACTGTTTCGCCACTATCGCCCCAGCTGACTGAAGTAATTGTGAGAGGCAACGATGCTCCGATCTGACCCTTAATTTGCGCCCATCCAAACCTTTGATGTAGCCCCTTGAAGCCGCTGTCTTTAGGTTCTTCTTTAAAGTAGCAAACGCTGGGACATTCTTATCGAAGTTGTCCTTGAGTTGTTTGCCCCTCTTAGCACCACCGCCAGCGATAGCCCCAATCAACTGATCACCTCCACCATAAAGCGTGGAATAGAGCCAGCGTTTCGAGAGATCACGGCTGGCAAGCCCAGTCATTTTCTGGTTGTAGCTGTGTATGTCACCATCCACGACTACCTTCGCATACTCACCTCCATCATAAGGATGTAGATAAGAAGCCATCAGGCGGATTTCGATTCCAGAAAGGTCAGTACCGCAGATGACCCAGCCCTTTGGTGCTGTGAATAGTTCACGGCATTCTTTTCCATAGGGTGAGTTAGCAGACGGAATTTGCTGGAGATTCGGAGAGGTGGCTGTCATTCTCGAACTGACACATCCATTACTGTTGAGCCTATGGCGTAGTCTGCCATCAGGACTGCATCGCTTCATCCATGCGGCACTGCCCTCTGCCAGCATCCCGATCCTCTTTTGCAAGAGGAAGAAAGACGCTAACCTTTTGGCCTCTGGATACGGAAGTGAGTTGAGTATTTTCTCATCTATTTTCGCCTGACCATTCGGTGTGTACTCTTTGGGACGCCACTTGTACTTATCGACTAAGCACTTCTGAATGTGGACGCGAGAAGCTGGGTTAAAGTAGACTGTCTTAGACTTAACAAACAACTCACCTTTGACATACCCACGCGCCTTGTTATTGACTTTAGGATAGAAGTCTTCAGTCACTTCCCAAGATGGAAACAGTTCCTTCAAGTCTTCCTCAATGGTGTGCCTTTGTTGAGCTAGATAAGCATAGAGTTCACCAGCTTTCTTCTCATCAAAAGTCCATCCATTGTTGCCAATCTCACGGCAGATAGAAGCCATACGATGCTCAAGGTCGATAGACTTCTGAGTAGGCTCAGTCTTCATCAACTTCTTGTATAACGTATCAGTCACCTGAGTATCTTGAACGCAGTATGAAAGCATAGTTTCACTATAGGCTTCCCACCCACCATCGTAGTCATCTTTGAAGTCACCAAGGCGAAGACCCCAAGCCTTTAGGCTGTGGCTTCCCCAGAGTTTCTTTGGGAACTTAGCGACACTGAAGTTGCGTTCAGCATCCTCATTAAACATGTCGCCATGTATCAGGCGCGAGAGAACTAAAGTATCAGTTACCTTGGCCTTAGTTGACCACTCAGGGAATACAATCTGTATCGCTGGGATGTCGTAGTCTATTATATTGTGACCAATGATTTCGTCAGCACTGGCTAATAGCTCAAGTGCGTCCTCGATCTGATCTGGGTTAAACGTGCGTACCTCGCCAGTGTCCACCTCACGGCAGACAATGCACCAGATAGTATGAATGGTATCTAGGAGGCCATTGCTCTCTAAATCAAAGCCCCACCGACTCATCGCTTATCACCAGAGCCTTTAAGAACACCACGCTTCTGGCGAGATGTCAGCTTTTCGTGGTTCATTGCCGCTACCTGATTAAGAGTTAAACCGAGGTCTTTTGAGAGTGCCGCGATGTACCAGAGCACGTCACCTAGCTCATCGCATATCTCAGCTTTCTTCTGCGCTGGGATTGTGTCCATGCCATCAAAGGTTACATCCTGATCACGAATTAGCTTTTTGATTTTTCCCAATACCTCGCCAGCCTCGTTAGCGAGACCCAATGCAGGGTAGATGACCTTCCACTTGTAGATCATCGTTTTAGCCGCATCAGCTTGGTATTCATTCATTGTGTATTCATGGATTCCTGTAGTGTTCATCGGAATAGCTCCCCTTGGGCATTTAACTGCCTCGTTGCTTTGAAAATTTGTTGGTTGCGCCCATAGGGACTTTTTCGCTTACCAATGACTGTGATAAGCCCAGCGTCTTTGAGCCATTTGAAGTGGTTCGTGATTGAACCATATGGCATGTGCTTGAGTGCAAGCTGTACTTGTGCACTGATGCAACCTTTGTCGCCAGCGGCTTGAATGACATCAAAGACCATTCTTGTGTTTCTAGTTAAATCTGTGTTTGCATACGCCTCGCGAGACGTGCTTGATAAACCACGCATACGTGTTCCTTTGCTTTACTAATGTTTGGGGTTGGGGGGTGGCTTAGAAGCCGAAGTTATCATCGACAGCCGTTAGTCTGCCTGTCTCTGAATTGTACTGGAGCGTATCTGCTTGCCCCAGAAAACCAGTGTGTCTGTTTTTTAGGATAGTAAGTTGTCTTTTGCCTGACGTGGGGTCTTCCTCATCCACATTCAAGGCGATACAGAACCAAGCCAGCTGTGCTAGGCTATGGCTTCCACGAAGCTGTGACAGCTGGGCTTTGTCGCCACCTTCATGACCTCGTTCAGACTTTGGCCTCTTGAGGTGGGACACAAGAACTAGAGCTAAATCCAATTCGACACATAAAGTAGTTAACGTGTGCATTATGTGATCTATCAGAACCCTCTCGTTGTCAGAGGCTCCAGCATACGAACTTACGAGAATACTAATGTGATCTAAAAAGACGACATCACAGCCGAGGCCGTGCTTCATGTATCTTATGCGAGAACAAATAATATCTAAGTCAAACGTGCCCACATGATCAAATAAGTAGATTTCGCCATTTGACACCAAGTCATCAAAACCAGCTTTTACCTCATCTACTGTCGCGGCCTCTGGATCAATGACGATGTTCTTGTTTATGTGGAGTCCTACTAGCCCCTGCGAAGTTCGCTTGGTGTTTTCCTCCAACATCAACATGCCTACAGTTGAGCCTGTCATATGCAAATGATAGGCGATCTCGCGCACTAGAGTTGACTTCCCACACCCAGAGCCACTGACAAGGGTTGTGATGCCCCTCATGCCTTTAGTCATGAAGTTCAACCTTGGGTAAGGATACTTGTAAGGGCTTTCAGCATCTGGTGTTGCAACAGTCTCACGCATGTCAGACATCTGGACTATGCCATCTGGCCTGTAATCAGCGGCCTGATGAATTGCACTGATGATTGCTCCAGCTTCACCTTTGACTAGACACTCATTGGCGTCCTTGTGAGGCAACACTGCAATCTTAACTTTGCCAATTGGCAGAACTTCAGCACATTCTGTAGCGGCCTTACGCCCTGCTTCATCCTGATCAAACATTAAGATTATCTCTTGGAAGCCATTAAGGTAATCAATGTTTTCCAGAAGGTTTTTCTTTGCGCCCTGTGCGCCATTTCTCACAGACACTGTGGCGAATTTATGCTGTTGGATTTGCGATACGCTCATGGAATCAAGTTCGCCCTCGCAAACCACGATCTTCCTTCCAGCTGTCCACATGTGCATACCGAAGAGGCCATTGATCTTCCCAATGGTCGGGAAGTCTTTGTCTTTTGTTCGTATCTTCTGGCCTGTGATTGTGCCTTTGGCATCCTTGTAGTTAGCCACTTGAATTGGTTCGCCTTTGCTGTTCTTGGTAACAAAGTATCCGAACTTACGGCATGTCTCTTCAGTCAGCCTACGAGACCTCAACTCCATGAAATCACCAGTCAGGAAGTTGGTGTCTATCTTTGGCTTTTCGCTGGGCTTCTGTTCCCCGTCAGCTGGTGTACGTTTCTGACAGCTGAAGCAAAAGCTGTGTCCATCAGAGTAGAGGCTGTTTGCATCCGATGACCCACAGGCGTCACATGCTTCATGAGACACAAAAGTGCTCTCTTCTTGTTCATTCATTTGTTCGTTCCTTTAGGTGGGTTGTTGACCCAATAAATTGTATTTGGTGGCGTGATGCCCCACATGAACCAAGCATTCCCAAAGGGGGGTGATCCTTTACCTGTGAAATCAACTCGGTTGTTGTAGACCAGTGCAGACATTCCATATTCCATGAACAGGTTGCCCCTGCGTTTACCTTGGAAGGCGGCGACAGGAAGAAACAAAGCAAACGGCTTTTGAAGGCTGTAGCAGTGTTCTATGAAGTCATCTTTTTTACTGTATGGGGGGTTTGTGATGATACCATCGTGGACATCATCTTGAGTTGTACTGAAGAAATCTTTGCCTTCAGAACCTACAATACTGTAGCCGCTTTCGTTAAAAGCATCGACTATCAAACTAGACTTTCCACTGGTTGCCTCATAGTAGGTCTTAGACTTGTCTAGGTATTTGAGTATCGGCTGTATTTGATTTGTTGGCGTGTAGCATTCATCGCTTGCTTCATTCGTAGCAAGTCGTCTTACTAATTCTAGTGATGTCATTATTGCTTCCCTTAAAAAGAAAAAGGGCGATCCGAAGACCGCCCTTGGCTCTCTTTATTTGGCTTGCTTCATGCCCTCATGGCATTCTTCAATCCACTCATCTGGAATCACTTTATGTGCCCAAGTGAAACCATTCTTGATGCAGAAGTCTGCATAAGAAGTCTTAGACCCCTTATACAGCTTCGCGTTGGCATTCTGGAAAAGGAAACGTAGGTCTATGTTAGGTAGTTGCTTCTTAATCAACACATGTTTCTGTCGATCAGCTGTCACCCATCGTCCTTTGGTTTCTAAAAACCATACACCACCAGCCTTTGGGAGAATAAAGTCTGGGGTGTACTTGGCAGTCCGCGATGGGATTAAGTATGAAAACCTCTCGGTCTCGTAGGTAAACGGAATACCTAGTCTCCTGAGTTCTTCAGCAACACCAACTTCAAGTCCAGACCTGTAGCCTTCCTTGATGCCTCGGTAATTCCGACGATTAAAAGTCAAAGTTGTCTTCGTTACCAATTGGTTCAAATGCTTCATCAATCGCTGAAACATCTACAGTGAAGCCACCTTCCTCGATGGCATCAAAGCCTGACCCATTCATGCCTTGGGTAGCCTCTACTATCTGACAGCCTTGTAGTGTGATAGCCACACCAGCTGAACCAGAGACCTTATAGACATTAAGGTAGCCTTTGAGTTTCAAACGGCTTCCACCGCCTATCTTTGGAAGTTTGTTTACAGGCACAACTTGACCAGCTGTGTCAAAGAAATCGGGTTGGAACTTAGACTGTAGCTTGAAAGCCACTTCCCCAGTCTCTTCATCCTTCACATAAGGAACTCTGTAATGGGCAGACCCATGTTCAGCTTTAGCCGCATCTTCAATCTTCTTAATTAAAGGCTTTGCGTCTTCGGCAGACAGCAATAGTTCTGTCTTATACTTACCTTCAGAGTCAAAGGCAGTATCTGGTTTATTAAGGTGGGGGTACTTAGCCACTCCAATAGGAGTCACAAAGTTAATCTTTGGTTTTTTAGCCATACTTTTGTCTTTCTAAAGTAAAAAAGACCACCCATAGTTATCTATGGATGGCCTTTCAGTTTGGGAGAATGAAGTCCCTAGAGTCCTAGGAGGAGGAAAGTGAACTCAGGGGCTTCTTAGGGGTGACATAAGTATTAACTAAAGCAGAATTGGCTCTCCCGTATCAGCTGTAAGTCTAGGTTTCCCATCTCTGGAATTGGCTCTACTCCAGCTTTCTCGAAGTCATTGGGATGGTCTAATTGCTGTCTCAGTTCTTCTTGCCATTTAAGCAGTAGGTTCTCAGACTGGTACATCTCAATATGTGCATCACGAACACCATAGTAGAGGTCGTCAACATCTCCAGAGATTGCAAATGAATCATGTATCATAAAGAAATCTTGGCAACCGCCCTCACCCTGCCCGTCAAACTGATCGCGCAACCTGACAATGGTTTTAGCCATGCCAGAGGCATCGAGCGAATGTATATAGTTAGCCGCAACGCTGGCTGTGTTCTTCCTCACATCCACCTTGCCTGTATCCAGCGACAAAGAAACCTTTGACCTAGTTCTCTCGCCTACAGCTGTATCGAATAGAAAGATTTTAGTCTCCACCCTGTCCCTCTTTAGGTAGTTGTGGAAAACTCTAAAGCCACTTGGGGAAGTCCAATTGACCAGCTTATTCTGCTTACTGAGAACATTGGTGCAAGATTGAATCCACTTCATTGCTTCAGCCGCCTTGGGAAGAGTTTCCACAATGCTGTCGTAACAATGTTCAGCAAGGTAACGAGCCGCAACCTTTCGCTCTTTGTTAGTCCTAGCAATCGGATGGAACTCGATGTCCCCGTAGCTCACGTCACGCTGTAGCGGTTTCATTACGTCTTCCATAAATTGACCAGTCATACCAGCCGCAACGGAACTATAAGCAAAAACCATCGAAGGGCGTTTTGTCAGGCGTCGATCCACACCATAGTCCAGCCAAATACGCGCCAGTTCTGCTTTAGTGATGGGGTTCTTTCCAAAGGCACTGGGGTCTTCCAAGTCAGCCTCAAGTCTGCCTGTAACCTTATCAGCAACAGTCTGGTAAAGGTCAGCCATTTCGGCCTGTGGTACTAGGTTACATAGCCTTCCCTCGTCTTCTCCGAGGGTTAGCATGGAATAGTGCTGGACGCCCGAATTGGTGCCATCCAGAGCGTAAGGGATGTACCCCACAAACTCATCGCCCTCTTCAATAAACCTCTGGTATTCGAAAAGTGCGGCGAGAAACTGAAAAGGCTTGTCGGCAGTATTCCATAGACCCAGACTGGACTTGTAGTCTTTAGCCATGTCCAAAAGCCAGCCCTCGTTCCTGTCAAACCAAGCCACACGTTCATCCAGTGGTGCTTTGTCGATTTTCTCAAAGCCGCCACAGTTGGCAATGTGTATCTTGAGCCAGCGAATATTCTGACCCTCGACTATGCGTCCTCTTTGAAACTGGAAGAGTGACTTAATGTGGTCGTCTCTGTGGTAGTTAAACGATGGAACCATATTGAAGCGGCCTCTGAAATCACAAGCCCAAGGGATCGTAAAGTAATCAAAGATTACCAGCTCATTAGCTACCATTAAATCCTGCTTCATGACAGCTTCAGCACCCTTTACCCTGCGGTCAGTGTTTCGCCATTCGCGCTGGTCTTCCTTGATTGCCTTTTTCAAGTCCTGATCCATTGTCATGTGGTCTTCTG